GGCTTTCACTCCAGTTTTACCTTGAATGTATAATCCCGTAAAAGCAGAAGGCACATTTCCTATTGGGGCGAGTGCAAACCCTTCTTCTGTGAATGTGGGTTGCGTGGTTGTGTTGTTTGGAACATTAGCGGTAAAACCAACATCTGTTGTTCCAACCAACGCCGTCCCGTTATAGGTTTTACAGGTGATGGTTCCATTGCCGAATGGATCACTCGGTATCTGCTTTGCGAGGGACAGAGGAACAGTCCACGATTTTGAGGTTGTTATGCCATACCCAACCGTTCCTGTTGCCCCATTGAAAGAGTATGCGATGGTATGGGTAAAGTTTGTCGATTTTCTGTTCGTGCTTATTGACAACGAGTTTCCCATATCGACTATTTTCGGTACAAATGTGGGAACAGACGCACTCGGTACAGAGAGTGTTACATTGACCGACTTCGACCCTACATTTGTGTTTCCACTATAGGTGGTAACGGTGATGGTTGCAGTACCGCTGACTGCGTTGTTGCATCTCGATGCCCAGTCGGGAACTGTCCAATTGTAAGATGCTCCCACGCCAGTCGCTATGGTGGTTGTAGTGCCACCAAACTTACACTTGATGGTGTGGGTAAACGAGGAGGACTTCCTGTTTGTGTTAATAGTCAGCGTGTTTCCCATCTTCACTGTGCTTGCCGACAGCGTAGGGACAGAGGCTCTTGCAATGGTGGGAAGGTCAATAGTGAAAGATCCCGATGGGTTCTCCATCTGTCCCCAAGGAGAATTGACACCCCACTTCCAGTAGATGGTTGCCTTTCCCTTGCCGTCATCATCGTGGTCTACAGTGAAGGTTTTGTCCTCCACAAGCCAATATCTGCCTGCAAAGTTTGGCATAGTGCCATTAAAAGTGAGCGCTGTTGTACCTACATATGACCCCCTGTTGTCATCCCACTGACCGATGTCATAGCTCGAAGAGGGAGAGTCGACATACATACCGCACTTGACTGTGCTTTTATTGGTTGAGGCGGACTGAGAGGACTTGTAGTACACATACAGATTTATTGCACCCGCAGAGCCGTAGTTGGCATATCCTGTTTTAACGAGCTTTGGGGTGCCGCCTGTCATTGCCATATATTAACCCCTCCCAACCCACTTGAAGGACAGCCCATTGGATGTGTCAATCTTGTACCCTCCAAGCGTTAATGTGCCAGTAATCTCGGCGTTTGTGATGTACAACTTGTAATCGCTTATATATGCGACCTCGGTATCGTTTTGGTCATAAAAGGACATCCTGTCACTGGTGAACCGAGCGAACTTATCAAACACCTCAACGCCCTCGACCTCATTCTTCTGACCTATCTCAAGACCATATATAGGAGTGCCGTCATCGGCATAGTCCAAAAGACCAGTCTTGATATAAGCGTTGGACACAATCTCGTTGATAGCATCGATGTCGGAGAGTATCTTCTGGATGTTTTCATAATGTTGCCGAATGCCTTCCGAGTTCGCCTCTATCTTTTGGTTTGTCTCGTTGACATATGTGCCAAAGTCAGACTGCGCCACATACAGACCATCAAGATTAGCGTTGATTTTGTCATAATAAGCCTCAAATATATCAGCAGACTTAATTATGAGGGATTTGATAGAGTTGAATGTGGACTCCGCATCATTTGGTTCAGCGGTTTCATAGGTTCTCCCAGTAGAGGCATTGACCACAGACGAGGTGTTTCCGCCTTCAATAGTGTTCAGCGCCCATCTCATCTGCTCCGCAAACTGATACAGATAACTGCGGATCTGAGTGAGTTGTCCCATCTCCGAGGTGGCATTGATATTAGGAAGACGGATATCTATAGCCATTAGACATCACTCCCTTGTTCAATGGTTTTGGTGATGGAGAATATCTTTGCGTCCCCTTCACCAACGATGCGAAGTCTAAAGTGGTCGCACCGCTTCGGTCTGATGGGAACTGTGAAACTTCGTAGTGTGGTGCCTCTCATCGTGCAGATATACTCCCATTCTCCTGCGGAGTCATACTGTGCATAGAAGTACACTCTTGAGCCAAGGGCAAGAGACATACGAACCGCCAGTCGAGAGATGTACTTCTTATCGGGCATAGATGTGCCTATAACGCCTGTTTCAGCCATCCACGGCACTTGGGTAGTGTCTGTATCACCACTGCCGAACATCGTCTTTATTTGCCCATTCTCGATGAAATAAAGCTCATTGTTGCAGGAGCAGAAGGAACTGACCTGCGTGTTGTCCTCTTTGTGCCACATACCTTTAGAGGCATCGTATACAAACAGATGGTATACACCGCTTGTATCCTTCATACTGATGTAATACTTGTTCCCGTGAGAGCAAGCAACCGCATCGCTGTATTTCTCGTCACCAAGGACAGAGGATATTTCAGCAGGGAGAGAGCCATCATACACGCACACGCCAGAGCGAGACTTGTAATACAGCACCTCATTCACAATAGCAAGGCTATCGGAGCAACCCTTTTGTACGCCTCTGCACGAGGTGGTTTGTATCTGATAGTTGGCAGGGAAGTTGCCGTAGACCTTATGCAGGCAATTCTCTTTGAAGAAAAGAGGATAACCAAGGTGTGTGACTGCCCCTGTGAACTGTCCGTCAGTACCGCAGGATGCTACATAACTGTCCGTGGATAGACCCATAAAGCAGTTCCAGTTCTTGAAATCACCCAACTTGGATGCATAAATCTCATTGACTACATCACCATTGTTTGCCGTGCCGTATCTGCATCCCCACAGGCGGTTCTCAGATTCCGTAATGAAATCAACAGAAGGCATTCTTCGCTCGACTGTGATACTGTCGCTGATGGTTTGCGTGGTATCAAGGACACCGATAACCACAATGTAGTCATCGCCCTTTGCCCAAATCACCATAGAGCCATCGATCTCGGACAACTGCTTGGCTGTTTCTCCCTCGATGACAGCACCTGTGGTGTTGTCTGTAAGAGCGCCCTTCAAGCCGGATATGCTGACACCGTCATAAACCTCAAACGATGCACCGATGCCCGCAGATTCAATCTTGATATAGGTGGTGGCAATAGACACCCACATCCCGCTCGAAGCAGAATACTGCTTGAGGGAGTGCGGAGTCTTGGATGTGTCAAGCCAAGTATCCATATTTGCGGGATTAGAAGGCTCGGAGGATTGCGTGTAGGCGATATCCTGCTCAGCTCCATCGAGTTTGCACATCGTGAACTTAACAGGTGCGGCCGTGGAGAACGATGCCTCTATATCGCCAAAGTCTGTCAAATCGGCGGTGTTTATATATTTCTTATCGGGGAGGATAATCACATATGCTCCCATAGAAATGAGTTTTTTAGGGCATTCTGAGGCTTCTGTGGATAGTCCCATACTCACCCTGTTCTCATTTATGACAAAATCCTCTCCATCCACATAGCACAAGGCATCTTTGGCAATCATACCTTGAGGACTTTCGGGTGTTTTGTACACGCCTCTTTGTCCCCTTGGAGAGAGTACGGGATAGTATGTGGATGTGAGGTTTTTCATATCGTAGAACTCGCTGTCATTGATGCGGAGGTTATGGTTATAGCCTCCGAAGGTGTCTACCATTTGGCGAGTGGTTTGAATTTCTTCAAGAGTGGGATAGTACACGCTCTCTCCTCCTTTCAGAAGAACTTGAACTCGTTCCCTTTGGGCATATGCGTTCTGTTATAGAAACGCTCAAAGGCGGAATATGCTGTGTTGAACATAGACATGCTGTTGTTGTATCTCTTGTATTCGCTGTTGGCATAGTCAATCTGTGCCTCAAGCCACATCGGGTACAACTCATCGTAGGGATGAGGGACAAGAAGCTCGGTGTCTATGGGTGTGTTCTCATCGTATCCTGCAAACGGGACCTCTGTGGAGGACTCATGGGTGTCGATGATATCTGCTTTGATTCTCCCATCCAAACGGGACAGCCACAGCACCTTGTCATTCTGCGAGTAGTTGTTGGGTTTGATGGTGTCGATATAGTTGGTGGCCTCAATAATGGTCATTGGAATCCCCCCATTCAAACGATGGGGAGTATTGCTACCCCCCATCCGTGTTTTTCGTGTTATTAGCCTTGCGATTTCTCGCTGAACAAATACGCCTCTTCAAGGGCGATTTCTTGGTTGCGAAGAACCTCTGCAACGCATTCGGGAACTTCGACCTCAACGCCTCTCTTGATGAGCCAAGTGCGGTTGTTTACAGAGACATAGACATCACTCTCGTCAGCCTTGGTGCGAGGGATGCGGATCTTAACCTTTTTCTCAGTCGCTTTTGCGACAGTTTCCTTTTTCTCAGTGTTAGCAGTAGCCATATTTCCTCCTTAAAATAAGGGAGGGGAGGAGGAGACTCCCCCTCCCCTCGAAGTTAATTAGTTGGCAGTAGCGGTGCCAGAGAACTTGCTGCAGGACTCGACACGAACCAAATAGTTCGGCACGAGAATCTCGGCAGTCTTGTTAGCCTTCCAACCCACGGAGCTGCGCTGATCCAACGGGTCAGCAGTACCGGCAGAGCCTTTCTGCTTCACGATGGTCTGCAAGCCACCGCCAGTAACCTCGGTAACGCCATAAGCGCCCTCGGCAAGGAACAGGGTGGCAAACACAGCCAAGCCAGTGGGACAGCCTTCGCCAGTCCAAATCTTCGCCTCGGAGGTCTGCACAAAGCGGACACCACCGATTTTGCCGATTTCGCCAGCGTACAGGTTTTCGGGTTGGGCATACTTGTGAGCGTCAATCCACTCAGGATCACGCATCAAGTCATACGCAACATAGGGGTGGATGATGGCAACATAATCGCCACCAATGGTGGGTGCGTTGTTCGCACGGAGTTTTGCCACAACTTGGGCAATGACATCCACGGACAGGGTGCTGTCAGCCTTCAGATTCGCACGAGAGGTAATCTCGGTGTCGACAGCGGAAGCGGCAGGACAGTAGGTCACATTGGTGCCAGCGACAAGCACATTGCGGACGATGGTGTCGAGGGTGACACCCGCCTGCTTGCCGAGCAGTTTGGTAGCCTCCAGAATGGTGTTGTCCAGAGCGGTCAGTTCGAGGATGTCGGACTGCACGATGTAGTAGCCGTACTGGTTCACAGTAGCGGTGATCGTGCTGACTTCCAGTTTACCGCCATCGGGAGTCACGCCTTCGGTCAAAGCCGTGGTAGCCTTGGGCAGAGACGAGAACTTACGGAACTCGATGGTCTTACCGCCGTTGGCAGGGATGGGGCGTTTCTGACCGAACTGGTCATGAACCAGTTGAGGAGACGCTTCATCGATAAGGGTCATATCGTAGAAGGTCTTCATCTCGGCGGTCAGTTCAGTAGCCGTGGTGACATTGGTGTTCAGCGTAGCAAAAAGCTGAAGGTTAAAATAAGCGTTCATAGTTACTCTCCTTTACATATAAAACAAAGATGTGTAGGAGAGCCGATAGATTAGAATCGTATCTTCTCTCCTCGTTGGACTCTGCGGATGATTTCTTGTCTATCCGCCTTGGAGAGCTGTGACACATCGCTCTTAACTACCGTTGCACTTTGGGAATTGATTCCGTTCTCCGCAGGTCTTGCACCATTGGCAATGATCTTGTTCGTGAGTTTCTGCTCAACAGTTTTGGCCGTAAACTGCATCGCTGCCGGAATGATTTCGTCTTTGTGCAGTACCTCGTAAGCGGTACGCACATCGACATTGCTACGGAGAAGGTCAACAAAACGAGGGTTCTGCATTTCCGCACGAAGGTCGAAGGTGGGATACACAGCCTTGGCTTGCTCAGCCTGTTGCATCCACGATGCATAGAGTTTGGAAGCATTCTCCTTCGCACTCTGTTCCTGCATCTGACGCTTGAGTTCTGCGTTCTCCTTCTCCATCTTTCGGATTTCCTTGAGTTGCTGCACTGTGATGCCCTTTTCGAGAGCCTCTTCCTCATAGTACGCATCATCCTCTTCGATGGCTGCATTGAGAGCCTTGATGTCATTCACATCGACATTGTACTTCTTAGCAAGCATCTCAAGAGTAGGGGAGAGAGCTTCATACTTCTCCACAGTTTCCCTTGTCCCTTTGAGCCTTTTTTGGATGGTCTCCTGTACCCTTGCATCGTAGAGGTCTTTGTACTCACCTTTGATGAGTTTCTCAAACTCTGCGTTGCGGTCTGGAGTATCCACGGTAGTCTGTTGCACAGAGGCGTTCTGTGCTTCATCGTCTTGGATGCCATACTTGACATCAGCAAGAGGATTACTTTTTGCGCCTTTGGTTTGAGGAACGGCGGCTTCCCCTGTTACGCCCGTTGTTCCGCCAGTACCTGTGCCACCATCACCTGCTCCTTCTGCAAAGAGCTGGAGATCGATATGGCGGATGGATTCGCTAATAGACATAACTGTCTTCCTTTCTGCCCTTCTCGTGGGCGATCCGTTGGTTTATGTTAAGGCTTACGCCATACCAAACTTTACTAACTGCATATAGTCGGGGTAGTTATGCTGAAGCAGGGCATATCCCACCTGTGCTACGGAGTAAGTATGCAATGCCTCCGCATAATACTGCTTTGTGGCTTTACAGGTGATGACGGCATCGCCACTTTCAAGGCGAATGTTGGGTTTCTTCTTCAACTTGCCCTCATCGTGCATCGTCTTGACCACCTGTGCGACTGTATAAGCAAGGATTGATGCGGCGGCACATACAATGTCTTGCCCCACATCAGCCTGCCCTGCGTGTCCTTTAACGGTCAAAATGAGGGTCTTGCCGTCTTCACTTTTCTCGAATCGTGCCTGTATCATGCGTCCTCCTTATGTGGGAGAAGTGGACTCAGCCACTCTCTGCCTTGCCTTCTTGGTATTCGTTGCTTCTGCTTCTTTGCCACCAAGAGCCTCGGTTTCACCTACATTGCCTGCGAGATTTCCATCTATAGGAGCCACAGGAGCGCCACCAGTGATACCCGCTGCAATCTGTTCTGCAAGGTTAGAGCCGTGGTCTCTGTCAACCATTTGAGCAAGCATAAGCATCTGCTTTTGCATCTGCATCATCTGCTGATACATACCGCCGTTCTGAGCAATTTTCTGCATCACGAACTGTTTGCGGTCAAAGTCCATCATATCTATGCAAGCGAGCGCTTGGTCAGCCATCTGAGGATTGAAGAACCCTGCACCGAAGAACTGAAGCGCCAACTCGTTCTGCGACATCTTGCTGTAGGGACTTTGCTTTTGAGCAGTAATCTCGACATCAAACAGAGGTAGTCTGTATCCCATATCCACGCCCATCTCAATGCCTTGCATTTGAGGCTGGATACCTGCGTTGCTGTACTGTACATACCGAGCCGCACCGTTCTCTCCCATAATGCGGAAGCAACGAGGAAGGTCATAGAACTGGCGAATCAACTCGATGACCATAAGACACAGTTTGCGGAATGCTCTGTAGGAGGCTTTGTTGTTGTCTCTCGACAGTTTCGAGCCTGCCTCTTGCATAGCGGCAATGGCAGATGCTGCTGTGACACCGCTTGTAGTACCGCCTGTGGAGATGTCTCGGTTGCCTGTGGTCTCCTTCAGTTCATCAATCTTGTTGTTAATGACCTGCACATAGATATCATTGAGAGGTTTGCCTTGCACAGGAAGAATGCTGTCTTGCCCAAGGTTGCCATCCACATGAATGAAGTCCTTGTTGGTGTCAGCATACTCTGCTTCATTGACAGAACCATCGTTGCGGATAAAGTGTCTCGGCTTGGCGTTTGCAAGCATATTCCGCATAATGGCTTGGTTGCCTCTATCGATATACCCCTGTGCATCCTTGCCTACATCAATGTAGCCAAAGCCACAGGGAGTGCCTTCAACAGAGAAGAGAGGATCATACACGAAGGGATACAAGCCGTGGTCATACCATCCTGTCTCAGCCATAGCGGGTCTGATGATGTTGCCCATCTCATCGGTCACAGGCTGAGCCTCATTCTCTGTGGCGAACAGCACCTCATCATTGACATACTTGCAGTAGTGCAGGACTGTCTTGCCGTTTTGGTGCTTCTTGTAGTACCAGTCAACCACAACGGACTTGTTACTGGTATCCACAGTATCGTCATAGACATACTTGGTGATATCCATAGTAGACTTGCCCAGTTTACCCTCCAGTTGAGGATATGAAGAAAGCAAGAGGTCATTGTCTGCCAGTTCTACATGAAACAGATTTCGGGACCTTTGAATGTCGGTGATTCCACTCTCCCAAAACAGATTGATTAGGTCAATCTTCTTGATGGCAATATCACCGAGTCCATTCATCTTGGACTTATCCCAAAAGACACCATATACACCAGTGCCTGCTTTGAGTTTGTAGTCCCACACATCGGAGTAGGTCTGCTCAAATTCACACTGGTCAAGGATAACAGGGATGATGGAGGACAGCATCTCAGCCTCTGCCTTGTCACCCTCTTCACGAGGAAGGATGTTGGGGGAGGGGAAGTTGTCCATTGCATCAGCGTGTTTGTTGGCAATGCAGTTGAAGAGCCACGCAGAAGTCGGTTGTACATCGTTCTGCTTATCTCTCATACACTCCCAGTGACGAAGCTTGTACCACTGCTCATTGTCCACGATGCGCTTCTCAAGGTTAGCCTTGCCTTCCTTGTACTTCTGAAGGATTTGGTTGGCGTGTTGCACCTGCTCTCTGCCAATGACTTGGGCAAGAGCCTTGAAGCCGTCTATGGCACCGTCAGTTCCTTGCTGAACCATTCGCTTGCGAACCTCATCCATAATGGTAGGTTGAGGAGCAGACTGTCTACGCATCATCTGTTCCTCATTGGTAGGCTGATGCTGTCCCTTCTGCTCCGGCTCTGTATTCTCTTTTTTCTTACGGTTGATTATCGCCATCCCTGCCTCCTATAATCTCCATCCTTGGTCTTGTTGCCCTCTCTCTGACCATTTCCTTGGGGATATCCAAGAAGATGTTCATAGGGTTGTTAATGTACTCATCGGGTTTGCCTGCCATTCTCGGCTTAATAGGTCTGCTCATACAGAAGTACCGCACCTCATCAGCCACATGGTCTTCTCCATCTGTGTCAAGATCCTCTGGCTTATGCTCATCATAGAGCAGGAGAGGTATTGTCCGTATGAACGCTTTGCAGTTGCTGAATATGTACATCATAGGGTAGCCGTTCTCATCAAAAGCGAACCTATAATGCATTTGCAACCAACCGGGAAGTCTTTGGTGGTCACCCGGTTGGAAGTAAACCCTGTACTTGGATGCTACATCTGCTATGGACTCGCCTGTTTCTGCATCCCATATGGCAGGGTCTGCTATGCCTATGATTTTCTTGCCCTTGAGCCATCTGTGTTCTGACTCGATCCTGTGTATCTCCTCAAACACTTTTGGGGGAGGCCACTTGATACCCTCGTTGGGGGTCTTGGTGCATCCATATAACTCAAGGATGCGGTATACCACGCCATCATAGTCGACTGCCCACCATCCACAGGAGAATGGCTTGTTGTAACCCCAGTCGAAGGAGCGGTATATCTGCCATCCATCGGGAATCTCAAAGGGGTCGATGACATGAGTCCACTGTCTATCTTGGTAATGGTCGGGTCGGTCAACGAAATCTTCAAAGAACTGACCCTCGAATATATCCCAGTTACCATACAGCCAAGCCTCCCTCAACTTTGGAGGGAGTGCTTCAAGCTGTTTGATGTAGTCTGGCTGACTCTCCATCAGCACCTTGTTGTCGGTTACTAAGGACTGAATGAAAGTGTAATCTTCGGGGACTTCTCCGTCCTCATATCTGCGGTCAATAAATATCCGCTTGATATACCCGTGACCCTGTCCTCCGGGGTTGCAGGTGTAGTACACTCTCTTTGGGAAATCATTAACTCCTCGCAGACAGGCCGTTATGGTTTTCATCTGAAACTCACTCAGTTGTGTTGCCTCGTCAAGGAATATGACATCATATTCAACACCTTGAAGACGGTCAAGATCCGAATCTTTTGCACAGTATGTGAAGTTTATGGTGCTGCCGTTCCTAAACTTCAATACTTTGTCTTTGTCATTGTATTTGGCAAAGCCAAGCAGTTCCGTCCTCAGTATGTTTATGTGGTTGTTTATCAACTCTGGATATGTTCTACGCACAATGAGAATGCGAATGCCCCCATATCTCATAGCGAGTAGCTTGGCTTTGGTTCTTACACTCCAGCTCTTACCACCGCCACGAGCGCCTCCAAAGCCGATATGCTTTGTACTTGCTTTAAGAAAGAGTTTCTGCTTTTCGCTTGGTGGCAAGACTGTCATAGTCTTCATCGGCTGTACTCCTCAACAACAGAATCAATTTTGACCACAACCTCTTTTGAACTGTCCTCATCCTGTGCCTGCTTTTGGAGGATTTTAATCCGAGCCTTCTGCTCTTCAATATCCAGTTCGGTCTTGATGCTTTGAATATCACGGATGTCCTTAATCGTGCCGGACAACGATTTGAGTAATTGCCTATCAAGAAGCAAGTCTTCCACTTTCAACGAGCGGACAGCCTCTTCAACCGCATCCAGTAGGTCATCAGAAACCTTGAGAAGCCGTCTCATCCGCTCCGCATTTTTATCCGACTCTATTTCAACGATTTTTGTGGCTGATTTGGCTTTGCATTGTTCTCTCAAGCCAACCCAGTCTTCATCGTGGGCAATCCTCTTTAATGTGCTTAAAGGAACGCCGTACTTATCTACGAGTTTTCTGTAACTCGTACCGCCTGCAATATATTCCCTCTTCAGCTTGTCCCAATCCACATGAAACTCCTTCCTTTCCTATGAGAAAAGTATATCTAATAAAGGGTGCCAAACTAAATCCACCCCCCTCAAAAAAGAAAGAGGAGGCATTGCCCCCTCATATCTCTTTAATTCTGATCCTGTGGATATAAAACATCAACTTACGCTTGAGAATATACTCCTGCGTCCTAACCCCTTTGACATCCTCCACCACATGAACCATTTGCTTTGCTTCCTTCTCAACCATAACGGTCTTTTGCCGAGGCGGGACCAACATATCATACTCAAAATCCGAGGTATATGTTACGGCTCTCTCCACACATTTTCCGTCTATGTACTGAGAGGGGATGAGTTCACGCTTTACCTGTCTCTTGAGGTTACATATCTGTCCTGCCCTCTCCATCAGTTTAAGCTGCCACCACCGATTGGCTTCTTTTCTCGAATCGAATGTGATGCCATCATCGGTCACAACCTTCTTGCTATGGTACTTACTCATCGTCATCACCTTCCTCGTATTTCCTGTAAAGCATATCTGCTATGCGACAGTTTCCAAACTCGTCACAGCAGTATGTTTCTTTGTAGTCTTGCATCAATGTGGACGAGGCGAAGGCTAAGTGTATAGAAGTGTCTTCCTCCACACCCTCACAGTATATCTTTTGGTTACCTTCTGAGTGATAAAAAGGGCAGTCCACCTCTTTGGATACATATCTTTTCGACATAGGCATCACCTCCTTCACTTGGACTATTTCACAAGACCTTTTGCTTTTGCTTTGCCGTAGGAAATGTTATGTTTGTTACAGATTGCAATAACCTCTGACCACGGCATAATATCCGCAGATGCTTTTTTCTTCTTCTTTTTTTCTTCTCGATAAAGTTTCTTCCGCAATAGCATTTGTCGGTTATTCCCTTCGTACTTGCACTTCTCACAGCAATACTTGTGGTTATGCCGTTGTGCTATAAACTCTTTACCACAGACCGCACACGCAATTATATCTCCCTTTTTCATCATTAATCCTCCTTTGTGTAGTAGTCATTGCCACGGATTTGACGGATATATTTCATCAGCGCATAAGACCTATCGTTGATGCACTCTTTTTCCGGCTTTTTGCCGTTCTCTTTGGCTTTCATCTCGTCATCAATCCTTTTCATCTCTTCCTCAATTTTGTCAAAGGCGCTTGTCCACCCATATAGATTGTGGATGGCAAGGGTCATAACGCTTGTCCAGTATAAACCGCCGTCTTGAAGTCCTTTGCGGTATTGTTGGCTCATAATGTCCGCCAGTTTTTTGCTCATTTGTTGTCACTCCTTTAATCACCAATTAGGTCAAGAAACTCGCCATACGCTTCTTTTACAGACATACACTTGTGTGATTGTCGACTATATGCCATTCCACAATCTTGTAGTCCATACATCTGTTTTCCGTTGTAAATGCTGGTAATGCTTTCAAACATATCCCATTGTCCTTGCTCATATTGGCTCATTGCTCTTTGCGTTGCAATTTTGTTAGCCATTGCCTGCACCGTCCTTTCACCAACCAAGCAAAACAAGAGTATTGTTTTGCCAATCAAATGTCTTGTAGACTCTTACCAGCTCGAAAATTGCATATTCGTAAAGCCAGCTATCAGTAATGCGTTTTGCTGACAAGTCAGTATTAACAGCGCAATACCCAAACCCGTTTTTCCACTCTGTTAATTGCCCTTCTATGTGGCGTTTCCACCTTTCTTCGATAGGCAATCTGCTCTCTTTATCCCCCTCTAAAAGACCCTTATAATATGCGACAACTTTTTCTTTGTATTTGTTAATCGCAAAAAGGAAATCTTCTTTTGTGCATATCACAGGGGCATAATCCGAGTACCGTTCTTTCAATTCTTGGTTGCCAAATATGCTCTCGTTATTTTCTTGCATATCAAACGCCCAATCTACATACTTGCCAAATTCGCAGAGTTCTCTGCCAATTTTATAAACAGAAACCCACGGTTTTTCGCCATCATATCTTTCGACTTCATACCCTTTGCTTTCTGCCCAATCGCAAAATTCTTCGTTTGTCTTGCATTGCTTGATTTCGCCAATCTGAGCTTTTGGGAGACCGTAAAAATAATGTCTGTATCCCATTATCCCTCACCCTTTCCGTCCAACCGAACTTCACAGTACGGACAACATATTGCTGGCTTGTTCGGCTCAAGCATCCATTCACCGCCACAATCGCAGCACTTATAAACACAGCTCCACCATTCATCGTGGTCTAATACAACAACTTTCCCGTGCCGTACCTCTACCACATCGGCGGTGGGAGCATCCTTAACTCGCATAATGCACTCCATAAAGGTGACAAGTTCCCCCGAACAGATACGCCTTTCCTCGTCATATTGCAGACCGTTATAAATCTGCATTAGGTCATCGTAAGACCCTCGCAAATCAGCCAGCAATGCTTTACGCTCGATATATTCAGCCATTGTTGTCACCTACCATTTCTTTTACAAGGTTGTCGATGGCTATATGCGTTTCGGTAATATCGTAGAAATCTCGTAAAAATCCATCATAAGTTTCGTACTCAACCCACGCCTTACTTTCCATTTCATCTTTCAACCTCTCCGCAAACTCTTTGATTGCTTCGGCTTTGATGTTGTTTACTTGCTTTGCTTCTAATATACAAAGTTGTCTACAATGATGCTGTATCCGTTCCACAACTTCATTCAACCTCTCAATCTCTGCCTTTTGGCGGTTGATAAGGTCAAGGGCATCTTGTGCCGCCGCCTGCTGACATTCCCTATAATGTAAATGGGCAGAATATTTGCACTCTCTACAAAATGTCTGTTTCCCTCGCAGACACTCCAAAGCCTTGATAATCTCGTTATCGGTCATCCCTGCTCACGCTCCTTTAATGCTTTTTCCGCTTCTTCACGGGTGAGGAATACGGTTTTGCCGATACACTTTCCATTGAATGCAACTTCTAACCCGTCACTACTTTTTGCGTTTGCGTCAGTTATTTCAAGTCCTTGTTTTTTTAAGACTCCAACGCAAGAATAAATAACAGCAGACTCAATTTCTCCGTACAGTTCATACCACACCGTATCGCCCACCTCACAAGGCGGCAGGATAACGCCGTTTGCTATAAGGTGGTCGGCAAGTTTGCTCTCCAAGCCGCCCATATACTGCACTTGCGATATTAACTCTATCAGCCGTTCTCTCATATCGGTCATTTTCATTTGCCCCTCCATCTCTTTTGGGTTATACTGGAAGGTTCCTGCTCCATTTCGAACATAGCCTTCTCAAAATCATCCATAGGCTTTCGTGGAACTCCAACCCAGTATCCGCTACGCTCTTGTCTTACCCTTTGAGCCATATCTGCCTCTATGGTGTAACAGCCTTTGCTGTTCTTTTGGAGTGCTATTTCCCGCAGTTCCTCATCAGATAACTGCCTAAGTTCATCCATCGTTCTCATCTGCCCGTACTCCCAAATCCGCCAGTTCCTCTATCGGTCTCCTCAAACTCATCAACCAGTTCAAGGCTGGGTGTGATGATGGGGAGGAGGACTAACTGGATAATCTTGTCTCCCTTTTTAATCTCACGATAGTAGTCACCGTTGTTGTAGAGCTTGACTCGGATGCTCCCTGTGTACCCGCTGTCGATAACACCTTCGCCAGTGAGGTCATATTTTACATTCAAGCCGGACTTAGATTTGAGGAAGCCAACATACCCCTTGGGGATTTGAATATGTACGCCAGTGTCGATAACAGCACTGTCTTGACCAAACAACCTACAGTCTTCGGGGGAGTACAGGTCATATCCTGCATCCGCCTCGTGCGCTCTTGTGGGCATCTTTGCGCCATCGTCCAACATAACTTTGATAACCATACTGTTACGCTCCTTTTAAGAATCTTTTTTTGAGGCAATCCTCGCAGAGTTCCTCGCCATCGACATCATAGACCTCGCCCATCTCGCTATTGCATTCATCGCAGTAGTAATGAGGGACACTTCTGTTGGGGCAGGCATCGCCGAGACATCCTATCTCTGGTGGACAGCCTACACACTCGTTTTCATATTCGACCATTGTTATCCTCCTTCAAGCATTGGTGCATCGGCGTAATGTTCTAACAAATTGTCGCTTATCATTGCATAATTAAGACCTCTGTCTGATGAGCAACGATATTGCGATGTTTGGTCTATCACATACCTGCACCTTGCTACAGCCTTCGTATCTCCAATCTGTTTTGCCATCGATATATCGCCCAACGCCCTGTAGTACAGACCCTTCAGCTCATCGTACATCTCTGCAATTGTTGGCGGAAACTTGCTGCTTCTCCTAAAACTGTCGAATGCCATCTCCATAATTGCATATGGAACAGTATGAAAGGTCCCGTGCCACATATTAACTGTTGCCTGCTTTGATGAGGTGTCCATATCCTTGTATGCTGTGGGATAGGCTACTTTGATGAGTGCAAGCAGTTTGATTGACTCTTCTCTATTCATAGCCTTCCTCCTCCAGCATATCCAAGAATGGGTTACTGCTCTTTTGAACTTTAGGCTTGTCCTTCCTTGCCCACGCCTTTATAGTGGCATAATGGCTCTTGTACTTAGCACCCTTAGACTCGATATACTCCGACAGTCTGTCAATGCGGTCTGTATAATCGTGTGGGAATTCTGCCTGTAGTTTGATGTATTCCTCATCAGTGAGAAGAACATTGTTATACATACCGTGCTTATGTTTGGAGGGTTTCGGAGGCGTAGCCGAAGATATATTATCCTCTCCTAACTCTATCTCTAAACTATCCTTACCTAACCTATCCTGTGTATCCAAAGCGGATACATCCTGTATACATTCTGTATACGCACCATTTTGATCCACTGTAAGTGAGGCTTTTTCCTCTAAGTATTTGCTCTCTTTGTATCTGTCTTTTTGGATGTAATTATGGATTCT